ATCATCCCGATGACTTTGATCTTTATGATCACGGCGTGTTCGATGACCAAAGTGGAATGTTCTCATTGCACGATACACCCGTCCAACTCTGCATCGGCAAACAAGTAAAAATTACTACTTAAAAATACACCGAGGGGAAAGGGCTTTATCTTTCCCCCGGAAAACTACCAAGGAAAACTATGCACCGCAATCGCTCAGTAGACGTACATCAATTCGCTATGATTCCTAAAGCCGAAATACCACGCTCTAGCTTCAAATGCCAATCAACTCACAAAACTACTTTCGATTCAGGTTACTTAATTCCTGTCTACGTCGACGAGGTACTTCCCGGAGACACATTTAACTTAAATATGACGGCTTTCGCCCGTCTATCTACACCGCTATTCCCAATCATGGATAACATGGTAATGGATAGCTTCTTTTTCTTTGTGCCCAATCGCCTAATTTGGACAAATTGGCAAAAATTCATGGGGCAACAAGAAAACCCAGGAGATTCAATCTCTTACGTGATTCCTCAACAGGTATCACCAACTGGTGGTTATGCTGTCAACTCATTGCAAGACTATATGGGCTTGCCTACACTCGGTCAGGTAGATCCTGCCGCTACTGTTTCGCACTGTGCCTTTTGGCCACGTGCTTACAATCTCATCTGGAACGAATGGTTCCGTGATGAAAACTTACAAAGTTCTGCTCCAGTAGATAAGGGCGATGGCCCTGATACAACTCCATCTACTGCTTATACGTTACTTCGCCGTGGCAAACGTAAAGATTACTTTACTTCTGCATTACCTTGGCCACAAAAAGGCGCTTCAGTTACATTACCTTTAGGTACAACTGCACCCGTTTTTGGAAACGGGAAAACCCTCGGTTATACAGACGGAGTCAATGCCGTAGGTCTATATACAAATAACACAGGCTTAGTGCAAACAAATAGTAATGCCTATAACGTAGTCCCTGGTACAGCTGTATCCGGTGGCTTTACAAACAACAATAAATCTTTAGGTATCGTTCCAGCAGGAGAATCAGGACTTTATGCAGACTTATCTCAAGCAACTGCTGCAACAATTAACCAACTTCGCCAATCATTTCAAATTCAAAGACTTTTGGAACGAGATGCTCGTGGCGGTACAAGATATACTGAAATTATTCGTTCTCACTTCGGCGTTAATAGCCCTGATGCTCGTCTCCAACGTCCTGAATACCTCGGTGGAGGAACAACATCTATTCAAATTAACCCAATCGCTCAAACGTCGGCTACTGGACAAACAGGCGCAACTACCCCTCTGGGCAACCTTGCTTCTATGGGTACTGCCCTGGCTCACAATCATGGATTTACTCAATCATTTGTTGAGCATGGCGTTGTAATTGGCCTCGTTTCAGTACGTGCCGATCTTACATATCAACAAGGCTTAGCTAAAATGTGGAGTCGTTCCACACGCTATGATTTCTACTTCCCTGCTTTCGCTCATTTAGGCGAACAGGCAATCCTTAATAAGGAAATCTATGTCAAAGGAACTGCAGACGACAACCACGTATTCGGCTATCAAGAAAGATGGGCTGAATATCGTTACAACCCTTCTCGTATTTCTGGCTTGTTCCGTAGTACTTCTGTTGGAACTCTCGATGCTTGGCACTTAGCACAGAAATTCTCTACATTGCCAACATTAGGCAATACATTTATCGAAGATCGTCCACCATTAGACCGTACGCTTGCCGTTGGTTCAGGTGCTAATGGCAAACAATTTATTTTTGATTCATTTTTCGATGTTAAAAAAGCTCGTCCAATGCCGTTGTACTCCGTACCTGGCTTGATCGATCACTTCTAATATGTTCGGTATCGACGACGCTATTATGGCCGCCGTAGCCCCAGCCGTTATTGGTGGGGCTATGGATATTGCTGGTGGTATCTTCGGCAATAATGCCAATAAAGATGCCGCTCAGCAGGCTAATCAATTCGCATCTGCCCAATCTGATAAACAGATGGCATTTCAAAAAGAGATGCGAGCTACTCAATATCAAACTTCGGTAGAAGATATGCAAAAAGCTGGGTTAAATCCCATGCTTGCTTATACTCAAGGTGGAGCAGGAACTCCTCAGGGTTCATCTGCCCAACCTACTGTCGCCCGGATTGAAAATCCTGTAAAGGGCGCAACACAATCTGCTATCGGTGCGGCTAACGTCGCCGCCGATCTTAAACTTAAAAAAGAACAGGCTCTAGCCACTTCTGCACAGGCTGAAGCCTCTCAATCTCAAGCTATGGCCTCTTTGGCCAATGCACTAAATCAGCTTGAGCAATCTAAAAAACCCTCGCAAGAGATAGAAAATCTTAAAAAACAACTTGACGTGATGGCTTCGCAAATCACGGCTAATAACGCTCAGGCTGGCGCATCCAGCGCACTAGCCGGTAAAACTAAACAAGAAACTGATCTAGGTATCGTTTCCTCTAATCCTATTACACAAGGGTGGGGCGAACTTAAACGTGCCGCCCAGTATTTTAAAAATCCCGCTAACCGAAACAACACCAAAGGTATTAAACTTTGGGGAAATAAGGACAAATAATGAAAGCTCCATTTTTACGAACACCCTACAATTACGATACGAATGCTGCGTCAAATGAGTCATCGTTGGTTTGTCTTGAGCCAACGATGGCTCAGCAGCATTTCAAAGATGAATGCGACATTAACTATGTCTTAAAAACCTTTGGAATCGAAGGATTACAACAAACTCAATTAACGCCTCGCTATGGCGATTTCTCTGACGTGGTGGACTACCACTCTGCCCTTAACGCCGTTATCGCCGCAGAGGACGAATTTATGGCCTTGCCGGCGAATATCAGGACTCGTTTCGATAACGATCCTGCAAAACTCATCGATTTCTTAGGAAATGATGCTAACCGCTTAGAAGCGGAAAGTCTCGGTTTGGTAACCAAATCCGAGCCTGTACCAGTTGGTCTACTTGATCCAACTGGTACAGGTGACACCAAAACCACCAAAACCCAAAATAACGAGGACTAAAAAATGAACACATTGCACCGCAAACATGTGAATAAACGAAAATCCGCTAGGACTTTCAGAAAACATGCTTCTCGGACGAAGTCCGCTAATGTCCGTTCAGCTCCACAACGTGGCGGCTGGCGTTTATAAATCTAAAAATATATGAAAGGCTATCAAGACTATGCCTTGCTTTACTCCTCTCCAGGCGTATATCTCGCCCTGGCTTACAAATTCCCAATCGGGAAAATCCTTTCGATCCGTTTCCTTTAAGGAAACACCGGATCACTCTATATCTTTAAATCTAGCCTGCGGCCAATGTATAGGCTGCCGGCTAGAAAAATCTAAGCAATGGGCGGTTCGTTGTATGAACGAAGCCCAAATGCACTCCGAAAACTGTTTCATAACACTCACTTACAATGATGACAATCTCCCAGGCGATCAATCGCTACACCACAGAGACTTTCAACTGTTCTTCAAACGACTTCGGAAAAAATACCCTCACCAAAAAATCCGCTATTACATGGCTGGAGAATATGGCGAAAACTATGGACGTCCTCATTTCCATGCCTGTATATTCGGATGGAAACCCAATGATCTCAAAAAATGGAAAAAAACTGGTGACTCTGACCTTTATAGATCCGAAATCCTCGAATCTCTGTGGGTCAATAACAATGGAGACTCTATCGGATACTCCTCTGTCGGCAATGTTACTTTTGAATCAGCCGCTTACGTGGCTCGATACATAATACAAAAACAAAACTCAGACAAACTTAACCCTAAAACTGGCAAACCTTACGATGCCGTGTACGACTATATAAATCCAGTAACGGGAGAAATAACTAAAAAAATACCCGAATATAATAAAATGTCGTTAAAACCCGGCATAGGTGCTACATGGATTGAAAAATATATGTCTGACGTATATCCAAACGGTGAAATTATCATCCGTGGAAACAAAAAAGTAATGACGCCAAAATACTATGACAAAATCTTTAAAAAACACGCAGATCCTTACGTCTTTGACGAAATGCTTTACATGCGTGAAAAAAATGCTAAACTAAAATCTGAGGACAACACGCCTGAAAGACTTGAAGTAAAACGCCAAGTCCTGGCGGCTGGCCTCAAACTTAAAAAACGAGTACTAACTTAATCAAGGTAATCAAGATGAAACTAATAATCTGTTCTGTAAAAGACCGCGCGGCAGACGCTTACGGTCGCCCAATGTTCGTACCATCAACCGGAGTTGCTATTCGCTCCTTTACTGATGAAGTAAATCGCAATGATCCGGAAAATAATCTCTATAATCATCCCGATGACTTTGATCTTTATGATCACGGCGTGTTCGATGACCAAAGTGGAATGTTCTCATTGCACGATACACCCGTCCAACTCTGCATCGGCAAACAAGTAAAAATTACTACTTAAAAATA